TAACTTTTGGTTTGCCCCAATTTCCAGTTATGCGACCTTCAGTACGAAGTTTAGGACGAATCTTGGAGAGGTTAGAGTAAGTCATCGTGCTACAATGTCAAGAGTTTCCAACAGCATCATAGAAAGTTCCATCTGATTCTCATCATCAACCACAGGAATGTTTGTCTCTACAAACTCACTAATCAGTTGGGCAAAGAGTTCAGTTGTACGCTCATCTGCGAATAGAGCAGTGGCAAGTTCATTCTTGAACCCATCACGCAAAAGTTTGAGGGACTTTGTGACAGTCAGTTCGTTGATTGTGTTTTCCATTGTGTTAATCATTTTGCGTACAAATAACCAGACGACCAATCTGCGTTCTCAAACAACCACTCGCGGTCCTTAATCAGCAGGAGATTGTATCGCTCACCCTTTGCAGGACTACGCCACGATGCTGACTTGAAAACGCCTCCATTTTGCTTATCAACGAAGCAATGAACACTACGATGCCCACCACCATCAACAAAGATGACTTTGTGATACTTTTTACCAGTTTCAATGGTATAGTCAATGTCACACTTGCCAGACTTGAGTTCATCAATACAGCGCAGATGATACTCTACACTTTCACCACGCTCTGCGGAACGCTGATGACCGCGAATAGCATACTGACGATAGTTGTCTTTGAGTGCTTCAATCAGCAGCAGAGTATTCTTGAAAACATTCTCTGCGATGGTTTGTTGTGCTTGTGCTTGCATTGTGGTTGTGATCATACTACTAGGACACTTTGGAGGTGAGTAACTTTAATTCATAGCAGATAGCAGTGGATTATTGATACGATCCTGTGCAATCTTAAAGTATTCACTGTCCATTTCAATGCCAACAAAGTTTCTGCCAGTATTCACACATGCAACGCCAGTTGTACCACTTCCCATGGTATTATCAAGCACAGTGTCACCTTCGTTAGAATAAGTGCGAATCAAATACTCCATCAAATCTACTGGTTTCTGTGTAGGATGCAAACCCTTCTCTTGCTTAAATCGCAACACTGTCTTTGGGTATCTTGACCCATCTGGGTTATCACGATGCTTTGATTGTGCCTTACCATAAACCTCACCAATCTTGCTGGTATCTGATGAGAAACCAGTGTAAGGGGTTGAATACCACATCTGAGGGTTATATGTGGGTTTCTTGTGATAGAAAACTAGGATATTTTCGTGTGACTTGAGGGGCATCACTTTCGCGTTCATGGGATTAGTTCCCTGTGGTTTTTCCCAAATCCACTCATAACGAAAGTTCTCAAGATTTGATGCCGCAAGTATAGTTGTGAATGGTTGTGCTGCAGTGAACACCATTGCACCATCTTCTTTGCAGATGCGATTGTATTGCTCCCACAATCTATCTAAGGGAATGATACTATCCCACTTACAGGCAGTTGTACCGTATGGCAAATCTACCAACACCAAATCTACAGAGTTATCTGCAAGTGTTGGTAGAATGTCTAGACAATTGCCAAGATGAAGATTCACCATTCGCTGATAGACTTCACAAAATCACATTCTACCAGTTTATTCACTTTTGTGCAAATGTAGTCATCATTTCCAATAGATTTGCCACCTTGCTGAGAAGCAAAGAGACATTTATCAGATTCTAGGTGATTTAGGAAATCCTCTTTTGTGAACCAAAACAGACGAGAACCCTCTTCAGTATTGTTGATACCAAAGAACACAAGACGCTCCCAATCCTTATCCTTTGAAACATGATTGATAATGAACTGATCTTCTTTCACCCCACCCTTTTTGTCGCGGGTGGCAAGAGAGAACTTAATCTCTGTAAGAATACCATCAATCACACGATCATGCCCAGCAGTAGAAGTTTTTGCACGTTTAACTTCACTACCTTTTGCCTCAAAGTATTTGGATACAAAACGCTCACCAAACTCACCCTTTTGTTTGGGAGACATGAACACATAACCCTGGAAGGATGTGCCAACCCATGGATCTTGTGCGTTCTGCTGAATATATTGGGTCAGAGAACCGTCTTCAAAAATAGAGCAAAACATTTTTGGTTGATGCTGATACTACTGTGGCACTTTGGAGGTGAGTAACTTAAATTCACGCCCAATTCTTTGCCATTGTGAAGTTGGCGTGAGAGAATGTTTCACGATCAACAACTTTATACATTCCGTATTTGTTGGTGATACAATAACCTTCGTGGAACGAATCAACCCCATTGATAGAACATTCAATACCATCCATTTCGTGAATGAACATGAACAAATCGTCCTTGATAGACTTCACCAAACGCCACAAACGGATGAGGTTCTTGTCACAATCACATTTTTCTGCAATTTCATCTTCATCCACGACCTTTTGCTCACGGATGCAGGCATTGATCTCTTTTTTGATTTGTGATGCTTTCTTATCACCCACAAACTCACACAGAGTGCTCATTTGCTTGGCAAACTTACACACATCCTCCAAATCTTCACGATAGGGATTCAGTTCTACTTGAGGTTGCACAAACAGAACACTCTTAGTGCTAGTGAATTTGCTGGTGATGGGGTGTGCTACCATTTCAGGCAAGCGATCACCAGTGTAGTAAGTATGGGGAGCAACGATAATCTCCTGACGCACAATCTCAGGGAAGCGATAGGTAATCGTGTTGGGCGTGAACGTATCAAGACCCTTACCGAAACCAATCCAATCTCCCTGATACACATTCTCAGTGCGAGGAAGATAATCCAGACAGAAAATGAGGATTTGCGTTACACGAGGTTGTCCACCAAAATGAGTGAAGATGTCATCCTCGTTATAGCACAGGCGTATCTTTTGCTTGTTAAATGCTGCTTTGGTGCAGACAAAAAACTTACCATTCTCAGGATTGGTGCCCCAAACTAATGCTGGACTTCCATCTACTTTTGTGGAAATGACACTATTTGGTTCATAAAACCAATCAAGAACACTCAAGTTTCCAGTCAGGATTTCGTCCTCTGGGTGTTCCAAATGTTTGTTTTGGGTAAGTTGCTTGCTCATACTACTAGGACACTTTAGAGGTGAGTAACTTTAATTGATAGTAGATTTTATAAATAAAGTAGACGGAAACCAGCAACTTTATGAACTTAACAGAAAGAAATAAAATAAAATACGAACAACCAAAGTTTCAGCAAGAACTAACAGAGTACATTAGAGTTGCTGGAGATCAATTAAGAAAAAGACACAGCAGAACAAGAACAGGAAAGGTAAAACATTCAAGAAAAGATGCTAAACCAGTTCTAAAAGAGTATGATTATTGCTATCATACTGGGATTAGATTTGTGGACGCTGAAGTAGAGTTCCCAAACCCAAATGACCCAAGAAAAAGATCTTTAGACCACAAAATCCCACTTGCAGTTTGTTTCATAATGGGAATGACGATGGATGAAGCAAATCATCCAGATAATTTATGTTGGTGCTTAAAGTGTGTTAATAATGTTAGGGCATCAACGGACTTGAAATCTTTTAAGAAAATAGCAGATTATTATAGAGAACAGTTTATCAAAGAAGGATATGCTCACTCATAATCAAACTTCTGCCAGTTTAGATAGGCGATTGCGAATATCAAAGAGTTCCATTTCATCCATATCTACAGAGTCAAGATCTACAGGAGCAAACTCCTCAAGATTTACATTTCCTTCAGCATAAATGGGAGCATAATACAACTCATCTCCATCTTCTTGCGAGAGAGTGTAGACGCAACCGTGACCAGGAACAGTGAGAAAAATCATTGGAGTTTTTTAAGAACAAAGGTACAATAAAGGAGCACAAGCATAAAAGCAAGTGCTCCTGTGTCAGTTTTTACACTGCCACACGACGGGCAGAGATTTGTTGTTCAATAAAGTTCAATACTTGCTTCACATAAGGCGAAACAGTTTGAGTGAACTTAACCACATCTTCACGAAGTTTGTTGACTTCGTACTGATGGATTTGCCAGCGAATCTTGATGTCTTGGAAGTATTGATCCCGAGTAATCAGTACCTGAGGGACGGACACTTTGGGAGCAGCAGTAACATCAGCGATTTGCTTGCGAGCGCGAGGCATAGAGTAAATGCGTCTTACACTATAGGTCCACTTTGGAGGTGAGTAACTTTAATTGATGGGAAGTTTTGCCATTGACTTGCCTTTCTTATGATCTGCAATATATTTTCGTGCTGAACTTTCAGTCCTACACAGTTTCTCAAGTTGCTGACCATTGTGTACGATAATGTATTGATTCCCATAAGGAATTGCTGCATATAAACCACCTGAGACTACAAAACCCTCTTTCATAAATACTCCTATAAACTCAAAAAATAAGAAATGGATTACAAAACCTACAAGGAATTTGTTGAATTGTATCAACAAATATATGTTGATGAAGCAAGAAGAAATGCGGGAACTGGCGGTGGTGGTAAGACCGCAAGATATGTTCAGAGTGTATCAAATGCACCTGTAGGGCATGTTCAAGACAGACCTAAAAAAGGTGGCGAAGATGTAGATAAAGGTGAAGTATCTTCTAAGTATAGAAGTCAACTTGCTGCAGATAAAGCAGCAGATAAAGGTATCACCCCAGAACAAAGACGCGAAAGAGCAAGACAGAACAAAGAGAATAAAGCAAAGGCAAAACTTGACTCACTCCTAAAGAACATCAGGGGTAAGTAATTTTCCTGCGATCAATAAACTTATCAGTCACATCCGCTGCTTTAATATCAGCGGATGTGAATTTGACGTATGCACTATGATAAAGATCATTCAGTGAGTTCCACTTATCTTTCAAGTTAAAAGCAACAGTAACACGATTGGTTGGCACTTTTCTCAATACAGACAAGTCAAGAACGCGATAGTTTTCAATATCGCAGGTGCGTTCTTTGTACTTCACATAACCAACATAATCGTACTTATCATTTATTAACTTTCCAGGTTTAAGTCCCTTTGCTGCATATACTTCAAGGCAGTGTAGGATTTGTTTCAATGAATAACCAAGATCTTGAAATACCTTGATATCTTTATTCATTGAATTAACCTGAGACCAGAATAATTTATGATCTCTTTTTCCATCAGGAAGCACTACACTTTCTTGAGGAGTCAGAACAGAAATAAAGTCAACGAATTGTAGATTGGATGAGGTATAATATTGGGCGTCAAATGACCCAATGTTAGTATCAATGTCGTATTCAAGATGCCTACCCTGACCATTATTTTTCAATGGGTTGAGTTCTTCCCGAATGTTCTTAAGGAAAAAACGTTCAGAGACTGTAACTCGCTTATGGGTGAAAGGTGAAACAGTCATAATCAAAAACCAAGGGGTCCAATAGTGGGGGGCACACCTGCCCCCTTCCAACGTGATTCTATCTCAGATACAGTCATACTTTCAATCCATTGTGACGCTTTCTGAACATACACAGGGTCAAGATCACATCCGATAAAGTTTCTTTCTGTGACTTTTGATGCCATTCCAGTAGAACCAGATCCCATACATGGGTCAAATACAACATCACCAGGATTTGTAGATGCCTTGATAATTCTAGCAAGCAACTTGACTGGTTTTGGTGTAGGATGATGCTTGATATTCTTCTCGATTGCTTCACGCCAAACAGCAGAAGAACAGTGCTCAGTGAATGTTGCCTTTGATTTTCTCGCAAAAACGCAACATTCAAGCGAAGATAACCAGAACTTGTCACCGTGAACTGGTGCAGGATTTATCTTTTCCCAAATACACAATCGAGTTGATAATCCTGCCTTTGCATACTCACCGCGCAACTGACTTACCTGCTCTGTTGAACAGAACACATAGATACTTCCCGCAGTGACCCTGATAGTTTCATCAATGAAAGATTGTAGATCAAAAGTCAGAACATCGGCATTACCTTTATTATACTCCCGAATACCACATTCATAGTTGTTGACAACATCGTAAGGAATGTCAGTTAGCGTCAGTGTAACACTGTTGTCTGGCATCCCTTTCATGAAGGAAATACAATCTTGATTGTGAAATTCTAGGGTCATATGTTTTTATTCTAATTATACACCATAGATGAATGGTTGGTCAAATTCATCATCAAGTTCAGGAAATGCTGCCATTGTGGGTATTGTACCACAACCTTTTACAAATGCCAAATCATAACCTTTTTTCATAGTTTCCAGTGCTTTTTTAATCTCTAACCAAAGTTTTGCCCTGATCTCTTCCCTATTTTGTTTTGTAAGTTTTGCTTTTTTTGCCGTAGAAAATACGATCATAATTGGTTTTCGCACTCCTTTGAGTTCGTCTTCAACAATAAGTCTTGCATACTTATGTGCAGTCGTAACGTAAGAAGTTCCCTCGTCTTGATCTACAATTACCCGCACACCCTCTGGTGTATCATAATCATAATCTCTATGTTTAGTCTTAACCCAACCCACACAATGCTCAGAAATGTAACTATGCTGAAACTCCGATGACCATACTTTCCTGTCTGGGCGAAAAAGTGTCTGCGAATGTGTGATTGCCCTATAGATAGAATCTCTAGTTGCATGATGAACATTATAATCCTCAATCTCATTGATGAGGATATTTTTAATCATATCTTTATTGCCGTTATTATCTGCAACGGAGATTTTCTTATAAAGTTCTGTTGTCGTATCACTCATTTCTGCAAGAATAGATTGAATAATATCATTATCAGTTCTTGGTTTAGATGCGTTTTTAATTTTATTCAACCTAGCGGTTGCTAATTTACGCAATTTACTCAGAGGAACATTTGCAACCCAACAAATGAAATGAGTCTCCTTACATTCAAGTGCTGCATAATATCGGTGTGTTCCATTTACAATTCCATATTTCACAAGAGTATCATTTTTATAGTATTGCCATTCTGAAGGCAACTCAAAAACAATAGGTTGATCTCTTCGGACCTCCCAATCATTATTTGCAATATCATATGCAATATCCCTTACATTTTGCCCGTCAACATCAATATCAGCACGAGTTTGGAACCCTTTAGGTTTTGTTTCTCCTGTTTTTCTATTCTTGATAGGTTCTGTTCCATGAATTTCCCTAATATTAATCAGGCAAAGTTCTGGTTCAATAAGACTCCCATAACCTTGCAAATCCTGTTCAACTTTTGGACTAAACTTTTTACATTCTTCAAGAAGTTCTTTTGTAAAGCAGCAAGTTTGAATTGAATTGGTTGTTACCGTGTTAATTTTCGGACTCAACTGTAGAGTGTCAAAAACTTCTGTCGAAGTTGTCATAATTAAACGTAGGCAAGTTAGTATGGGTAGTTTAACAACTTTGGGTAGGGATGTCAAGCCCTGGATCACACTTTTGAAAAAATCAGTGATTTCCTTGCGGTGGACGGGTTCTAGGTCGTCTGCGGTAGAATTGCAGAAAAATCAGGGTTTTGCTCTAGTGGTGGCCTTGAGTCTACTGTGGGACTCAGTGCCGATCCTAGCAGCAGGCACAAAAAAGGGGGCAGAACCCCCAGAGTATAAAGTTGTGGGATAGGATTAACGACGGACAACACTATCAAGCATCTCACCTTTCTCAAACACAGTATCAACCACTCGTTGTAGTGCCTTTTCAGTAGCAATACCAACTTTAGAATACACAGGAACCACACAGAGACCGAAGACCTTCTCTTTGCCACCAAGGCGAAGAACCCTTCCAACTGTTTGTGTGAGTTCAATCACATCCATATTGCGAAGAAAGACGACCGCCTCTAGTTCGCTGACGTTAATTCCTTCACTCAAGATAGAGCGATGGAAGCAAACAAACTTCTTGTTAGGGTCACGACCCCAAGCATTGAGGGTATCAAAAAATACCTCACGATTCACCTTCTTACCATCAATAATCGCTCCCGTTTTTGAGGTGATGTAGAGGTAGGAATAACCACGCTGATTTAGTTGGGCAGCACAGTCAGTATGAGACATCAGGTTGATAAGTTGCTTCGCAGACTTAACACAGACCAGGATTTTCTTGCAATCAATATCCTCCAGAGTGTCCATCAGATTGCTACTGTCACATTCAGCAGTTACCTGCTTTGGTGCAAGTACATCAAACTTCTTTGCTACAATTTTAGGAGCAATGATGTATCCACCATCAACAAGTTCAGGAGCAGAAACACGACAGATGATGTCACCATAGACATCACGATCGTTCATTCCTGGTTTAGAAGGAGTGAGCGAAGTCTTCCTGGTAGCAGTGAAAAAGTAGCAGCGACGTGCGTTAGCAGCAAAGTGCTCAGTTGCAGGGAAAAAGTTACGCTTCACGCTATTGTGCGCTTCATCAAAATAGATGGTATCCACATCAATCTCTGCATCAGCAAGACGCTGAAGAGAGTTGTAGGTAGTTACAATCAGGCGATGATTGTTAGCATTAGCATCACACCAACGACGAATCTCATACGGACGTGTAGAAGATTCGTGATGAGTTTCGCCACTGTGAACGTGGAAAACCTTTGCGTTAGTGATAAACTCCAGAAACTCGCTAGAGAGTTGTTCAGCAAGCAAGATGCGAGGAGCAACAACAACAATGGTCTGTGGAGTTTCGGACTGCAACTCACGCAGAGCATCATAGATCATAGTCAAAGTTTTTCCTGCTCCAGTTGGTTTAATCAACTGTCCCTTATTATGCTTCTCCATAGCAGCAACGCCACGCTCTTGATGGGGACGGAGTTGGATTTGCATTGGTATCATCATCTAGTATTAGGACACTTTCAAGGTGAGTAACTTTAATTCGCTGCTTCTTTGTATCTCTTAAGGTCTTCAATCACACTTTTCAGTGTAGCACGACTGTACCCATTTGCATAATATGGAGACTTCTCAGTTTCATCAGATTCGCCATCAACATTTAAGCACACATCAACACCTTGCTGAAGCGTTTTAAGGATGCGCTCATAGGCATAATCAGGGATTTGAATGTAATTCATTGTTCTCAGTGGTTTGGTATCTAAAGACAAAAATAGCACATCTAGGGGCGATTCTAGATGTGCCTGATAGGGTTTAATCAACCCCCATAAACTTCTTCAGCGATAGGAGTATCACCGAACATTTCTTGATACAACCAGTTATCAGGTTTGTTGAGGTTGTTTTCACACTCTTTCAGAAAAGCAATCTCACGAGTCCAAAACTCTACAGATTTCTTTGCTTTCAGATACTCATTGCGAGCATCATAGAGTTTGCGTTGGATTTCAATTCGGTCCATAATGAAGTCGTCCTATACTACTAGGACACTTTGGAGGTGAGTAACTTTAATTGGACTCAGTCTCCTGATGCTTGTGCTGCTGCTTTTGCTTTTGCTCTCATACGAACAGCAACAGCATTGCTCCACGTTCCTCCACCTGCTTCATACTCTTTACGAAGTTGAGAAAGAATTTCGCTAGAAGATTTCTTAGTCTTTTGTGCTGCTGCAGTCTTTTCTCTATTTCTAGCAGCATCTCTCTCCTGACGTGTCATAGGAGCACCAGTTTCAGATTTCCACTGTCTGCGTGGTTTTGCTGCTGGTTTCTTCTCTTGCTGTGGTTTTGCTTGAGCGATTGCTTGTGATGCAGTCTTTGGTTGCTCTTTACCACTTTCTTTTGCTTTACGCTCAAGATATGCTTTGCGCTGTCTTTCTTTAGGAGTCATTGCAGCACTTCCTTGAGTTCCTGCAGTTCCTGGTTTTAGTTCTGTTGAACCTTGACCCCTTCCAGGTGCTGGTGCTGAAGAACCTCTTTGCTGACCAACATCTTTGCGTGGTTTATACTGAACAGGTTCAGTTTTTCCGCCACCAACTGCTTTGGTTCTTCTAATTTCAGGAGCAGTCTTTTTGCGTTCTTTTCCTATTCTGCCACCCTCACCAGTGCGGGTGATGGAAGCACCACCACCCCAACCAAGTTTACTAGCAGCATCGCCATTAGATGCTTCGCAAAGAGACATAAACTCCTGAAAGGTCTTCATCTTACTATCTAAACACTCTTTTTAGTATTTAGATATCCTCATTTTTAAGTTTATCTTGGACAGATTTACTCACTTTACAGACACGATCCGTTTCATAGTGCCATTTTACTCGTTCACGGCGAGTAGCAAGCAAAAGATCGTATTCTTCTTGTTGTTGTTTTGAAAATTTAAAATCTTGACGCCTCCAAGCATCTTTTAGTTCATTAATGTGAGGCAAGACATTAGGGATTTGTTCAGTCATTTTCGTCAACATAAACTTCAGGACTTTCATTTACATTCGTGGTATTCACACGAACATTATAGGGACTATTGAAGAACTTGCGAAATGCAGTTACAACAATAAGAAGAGTTGAAGTGACTCCTACTAATCCAAGAAAAGTAATAGCGTCACCAGAAAAAGAATAAGTTTCAGGATTCATAATCAATAATCGTAGTTGCCGTTAAGGTATTCGTTCATATTGAAGTTGTTAGATTCTTCAATCAAATCAGAGAGATCTTCTCCAACGAAATCAAAGTTTTCAAGTTCTTCAATCTGAAGATCATCAAAGCAGTCCATAGTTTGTTTTGGTGCTTACATTATTAGGACACTTTGGAGGTGAGTAACTTTAATTCAATCAATCTTTCTAGCAGATTTTGCTAACTTCTTCAGTCTTTGTTTTACTGCTTTTCCACCACTACGCTTTAGAACCAACTTTTCAATCTCTTTCTTTTTTGGTTTACCCTCTGGTCCTTCATATTTCTGAAGAGTATAAGTTTGCACACCACTATCACTTCTATGATAAGTTCCAGGAACTGCGTGTGAAGGAGTATCTGGTTTCTTACCTTCACAGATTTCGTAGAACTCTCTAAATGTTAGCATTTTACTTATACTTTTTGATTATTTATTTTATTCAAATTCAAAAGATTTGTTTGATGCTTTCATCGTAGGAGTTTGATATTCTGAGGTAGAAGTTTCAACAAATACTTCTATCTTCGTCTCATCATTCCAATGACGGATCACACCAGCCACGATAAAAGCATTGGTAATCAAATAGGTCGCAAAAATAAAAGTTCGGATAAGAGCGATCTTATCCGATTCACGATCACATTTACTTGCTTTCTCCCCAATCGCTTTTGCCCACCACCGCCAAGCAGTTTTGTTCTTCTTCATATTTTGATTTTCTTGATTTAACATACTCTAACTGATTCCATTGATGATGGTAGCAAATCACAAGAACTCTTTCGTTCTTATGAATAGAACAAGCAAGATAATTTTGTTCATCTTTTGGACGAACTGCTACTTCTATTGTGATATATTCTTTGTCCTTGAAATAAACCCATCCTTCAATACCTTTGCCATCATTCCAGAAAACATAGTCATTGACATTTGGGATGTAACTCATACAAAGAACTGTTCTACTCCTTGATATTTAATAGGCATTGAGGTCCAGGGTCTTGTGTCGTTAATGTCTACACAAGCACCGATGGTTTTACTGTTGATTGGGGCAAAATATTCTCTGGTTTTGGTGTTGTAGAAGGAGTGAATGGTCCTAGTAGGAGACCCATTATTATAGTCAAACTTGCGAGTATTACATAACCAAATACTGACCACATTTCGCTTGAACTCTTCGCACTCATAATAGTATCCGTTTGGTGGAGAATTGCTGTGAATAAAAGAAGGTGGAACTTCAACAGTCATAGAACTTGTCTCTTGACATATACTCAATTTGTTTTTGCAGTTGTGAGATTTCGTGCTCTTGTTCTGCAATTTTTCTTTGCAGTTGTTCAATTCGTTCTTGGTATTGTACCTTTAGGTCAAATACCATTTTGTTGGTGTTTGTCATTAGGTTGTAAAGGATTCAACAACAGCAGATTCTACATCCTCAGCAAGAGCATATGTTCTTGCATTAACTACTTTTTCACGAAGATTTACATAATAATCATCATTATATCCATCATCATATTGTTTAATTAAATCAAAACATTCATCATCGTCCTCTGCAATTACATTCCAGATTCCTCCATATTCTGAACGGGGAAAGTTTGCAAAGTGGTCAACGATATACAAGAACTTTTGTGCCATTTGTTTTGTTAAATTACTCCTTAATTGTAGTAGTTTTCGTCGCCTTCGTCAAGGATATTATTGTCAGCAGCAAATATAAATGCTGCTCCGATTGTGAGTAAAGAACCTAATCCCATTCCAAGTAAAAAAGTCATCAATAAAACTCCATCAGGAAATATTCAACTGTCACCTCTTTTTCAGAGGCAAGTCGCTCAATCTCTTTCCAAAAGTCTTGGGCAACTTTTTCTTGTTCTGCTTTCATAAGCAGGTCTTTAATGCGTTGCGAAATCATTTAAGTTGCTCCTCATCTTTAGGACGAATAACCCTGAAATAATATACCACGATTGATACTACCGTAGCAATCATTGCAGTGTATATAGAAATTGCAAGTGCTATTGTCATCGGATTTGAGAACTTGGAGGTTTCTTGAGATTCTCTATCTCTTGCTGACGATAGTATGCTTTATACATTGCATCATCACGCTGAATTAGAAATGCGTTCCATCCAAGAATAGCAATGAATGCAAGGAAAATGTAAGAAGTCGTTTTAGAGTTCATACTGCCAATGCTCCAGAGGGGATTTCAACAACTTCAGGGAGTTTGCTATCGTCAAACTGGTGCATATTATAGCACACCCATTCACCATTACGGAAGACATAGGCAAACTCTTCGCTGTGATCGGGGAGCAGATACTCTACAAGGCCAGCATCAAGACGCGGAGGGCAATCTTCACCCCTTTGACTATAGTATTGGGGACCATATTCTTGAACTTTATATCCAGTG